GGTGTATAAGAGCTAAATTCTATAGCACCATTGCCAATATCAAAAATGCCCTGACCAACAAAACCATCTACAAAAGTTACTGGGTCAAAAAAAGCAACGCTACCAGCGTCTACAATAAATCCATCTTGAAACTCAACTTCATTAGTAAAATTAACCTTGTTTGTAAAATTAACATAATTACCTGTTTTGCCTGATACAGTTCCATAGGTTTCAACTGTTGACATGGTAACTCCATTCATTTCTACTTCAGTTGTTTTAACTGGGTCATCTGCAATGGTAAATGTGCTTGTTGTTGCATTAGATTCAACTCCTAAGCCATTAATAGAGGTTATAGAATAATTATAATTACTACCTTTTGGGATAAAGGATAAATCAGCAGAGTTAGTATCTACTACTTTACTTATAACTGCATTACTTGAGCTATCAGTTATATCTACTCTAAATTCTTTTACTGGAAAATCAGTTGGCTCATCCCAAGTTAAGGTGGGTCTATTTATAGCTGATGCATCTGTATCAGTAAAAACAACATTTTGCGGTGCTTTTAATGCACCTGCAGTTGGTAAGTTTACTGGGTCTGCTGTTGTTTCTATAGTTGGTACTTCCCAAGAATAGATGTCAAAATACTCTATTGCACTAACTGAAACAAGACCATTTGGTTGCAGTTCTAATGCTTCAATTCTAAATACATTGTTTGAATTAGCTGTGGATAAGTCTAAACCTGAATAAGTAATGTCAACAATATCACCTATATTTAACTTATACATTTCAGGTGTTCCTAAAAACTGTATTGTTGTTTGCTTTCTACTTCTTTGCAAAATAGCTTTTGCCATATTAGATGCAATGTAAGGGTCTGTGATATATGGAAACTCTGCTTTTATTTCTAAAATTTCACCATCATCTGAATAGTAATTAGGTGAAGCATCATGTAATTCTGTGACTGTATCTAATTCATATTTTAAATTAGCATTAAAAAACTCAACAATAACTTTGTTTGCTTTTTTGTCTTTACTACCATAGTCAATAGATATGCCTGAATCAGCTATGATGTGGTCATCTGTAATGCTAAATGTAGAAGAACCTGTATCTTCTATTTGTAACTCATACTTGCCATTTATATAAGTAAAGATACCTCTCATGTTTGCAAGAAGCTCTTTTGCATTATCCATGACATTCTTATTAGTATCTACATAACCATTGCAATGAAATCTTTTGACTTGGGTAAATATAGAGCCTGATTCATCTGTGTAATCATCACCCAAATCATCATCTATAATAATTTCATTTACTCTTGATTCATCAAAGAATTCATCTGTTCGCCATGCATTAATATTTTGAGATGCTAATACAGTTGAACCACTTGAGTCTTTTATAGTAATAACTTCATCAGTTTTATTTTGAAAAGCATCGTCATAAGTATTAATTCTTATTCTATTAGTGCCTGAAGTACCACTCCAAGTCACGTTCTGATAACTGCTTCCATAGAAGGGTTGATTTTGTAGTACGTCACATTTATCAGCAGCAGTTTCAAATGTTGTCATGTTTATATCTGCTGTTGCTAAACCTTTACCATACTCATCATTTTGTATGTAATCTAAAAAGCATAATGCAGCATTACTAGACCATGCGGTTGTATCACTTCTAGGGTCATAAACTTTTTTACCTTTAACTTGTACTGTAATTTGTGGAACACCTTTATACATTCCTCTTTTATCGTAATCAAACGCAGCAGCTATGTAACAAATACCATTTAGCTTGTGATTAGTTGACCATGCTTCAGGAATAGATGCTCTAAGCATAGGGTCTGCTGTTTGACTTGATGCACCATGATGCAAATTAAATACAAAGGAATATCTAAGTGTCGGGTCAGTTCCTAATGCAAATGGGTTTGAGTATTGGACATCACCAACTTGAGATGCGGTGTTTAAAGAGCCATTACCTGATGATATTTTGTCTGAGCCTACATATCCACCGCCTTTGTAGATATTGCCATCTAAAATACTATTGCCATCTATCTCTATAGTTCTACCTAGTATTTCTTCACATTCACCCACAGCTAATGCATAGACTACAAACAAGTCTTTTGACCTATTAAACTTAGTATCCATGTAAACTACTTGTGCACCTACTCTTCTAGTTCCATAGATAACTGGTATCTTGCCACCTGCAGCAGTCTTGTTAGCCATAATGTCTTGACCTTTAGCTAACATATCTCTCATTTGTAAGTAGCCTTTAACTCCTACAGCAAAAGTAGCAAGTGTTAGAGCACCTGTAATTACAGCTACAGCACCAGTTCCAACACCTATACCAGCAAAAAATCCTAGAATAGCACCAAGAACCATTAACTACCCCACCTTACATCTGATTTAGTTTGTGTAGCATATTCTAAACCTCTATCACCTGAATATACTGATTGTTGTGATTCATCTGAATAATGTCTGCCTTTTGTTAAATTCCAGTTTGCCCAATGAGAAGCAACGCTAATATTTAAAACACCGCTATCTATATTCTCTGTGATATTTACGTTTTTAATTTGACCAGTAAAGTAATTTATAGCACCTACAATATCTTCATTAACATCAAAGTAAGCTACATAAACATTAACAACCTTATCAGTAAAAGCACCAGTTCTTACAAGCTGTCTTACTTGATTAGTAACATTAGAAAAAGATAAGTTTATGTCATTGACTTGTAGTTGCCCTGTTTCAGTAGTTGTATCAACCGCTAGAAAAGAACCACCAGCTTCATAAGAATTAGAATCATAAGTAACGTCTCTATAAAAGTCAGTTAGTCTTATAACAGTAGATAAATTTAGTTCTACAAGAAAAGCTGTTTTGGTTTGTTGAGCAGATACTTGAGTTTGTAATGCTGTTGATAAACTTCTTGGCATTACTCAATGACCTCTCTTACATCAAAAGAAATGTTGTAGAAACCACTTATGTCTGTGGTGTATCTAATTTCATCATTTGCAAGATAAACATTAAAAAGTGGTTTGTTAGTTGTAACAGCTTCATCATCAGCAACATTAGCAACTAAGTTTGGTTGTATGTTTGCTGTAGCACTACCACCTGATGCAGTTACTTCATCCTGCACCATATAAACCTTTGAATGACCTGCAAATTTAATCAAGTCACCTGCTCTTAATGCATGGTTAGTATGCGAAAAACCATCCATAGGTACAGCACTTGCACCTGCTGATGTTGCACCATTAACAACAATATCAGTTTCACTATGACTATTTCCTTTGTTGTTTAGTGGTGCTGCAATAGTAAAGTTTTCATAGCCACCTTTTTGTTTAGATAAAAATGCAAATATTTCCTGTGCTTTTAATTGGTCAACTGGTGGCATTTGTACTGTAAAAGAAAAGTATTGTGCACCTATTTGTCTTGCGGATTTTTTACCTGATAGTGTTTGGTTTAATAATATAGGTCTATTGTCTGTGAATACTAATGACTTAAAGTTTGGGTCTGTTGGAAATTGTCCTGACATTATACGACCCCCATTTTGCCTTGAGTATTCATGGCATTGTTAATAATTGATGTTATAAGTCCTTTTCTTGATGCTAATAACTGGTCAAATCCAGCAGCATCAACTGTTGATATGTTGAAGTTTACTACTGGTGCTGTTTGTGTTGAATTAATACCTTTTAAATCTTGATTGCTTACAATTTGTCCACCTTGATTTGGTATAAATAATTCTCTACCTGATTCACCTACCATGTAAGGTTTACCTGCGTTTACTGCACCACCTAATGCTTTTTTGCCAAATATTCCCTTAAAGAAAGATTCTACACCACCAGTCATGGGTGCTATTATTGCTTCTTGTAAAGCTATCCTTAACATTTGCTCTATTGCATAATTTGCAAAATCTTGAAATGCTAATTTACCATTCTTAAGACCTTCAATTAAAGTATCTTCAAACTTTTTCATTGTGTTTATTGTTAGATTTTCAATAGCTAAATCAGTTGCACCTAGACTATCTTTAAATTTTGAAACTCCTTCAGACATTTTTTTAGTGCCTAATGGGTCATCTTTTTTAGGGTCATCTATCTCAAGATTAAAATCTTTAACCTTAGCAATCATTGCATCAAATGCTTTTATAAAATCATTATCTTCAGGGTCTATTCCTTCTAATTGTGACTCAATGCCTTTTAATTCATTTTTAGTTTTTGCAATTGTTGCACCTAATTCAAAAACACCACCCTTATATCTATTGAAGAGGTCGGGTCTATCTAGTAATTTATTTAACTTATCTAGCTCTTTACCTGTTTCTTTAAAATCTGCTCTTAGCTTTGCTTGTTCATCCGCCATTTCAGGAAAAATCATTTTTCCAATTTTGGTCTGTGAAAAGTCAGCTATTTGTTTTTTTATGCCATTCATAAACTCAACAAAGCCTACAAATGCAGTTCTCATAAATGTAAGAATACCAACAGCCAAATCCTTACCAAAGTTTTCAAAGGTAGTCTCACCACCCTTCATATCAGCTAATATTATTTTTAGTTTTTCAGAAACATCATTAAGAGCAGGAATAAATGCAGCAGTTATATTTGCTGATATAGCTGTAATTTGTTTTTTAAGTATATTTATAGAATTAGCAAACATTTCAGCTTTTGCAATACTTTGTCTACTTATAATAATTCCTAGATTTTCTGCTTCTTGCTCAAATTCTCTTAAACCCTTAGAGCCTTCTTTTAAAGTATTTACTAAAGCAACACCCTCAGAATCAAAAAATTTAAAAGATAGCCTTACTTGTTCTGCTGAAATAGTTGCATTGGCTATACCATCTGCTACTTCAAAAAATAAATCTCTAGTATCCTTTAAATTACCATTATCGTCAGTAAGCTCTATTCCTAACTGTTCAAAAGCTCTTTTAGCTTCTCCTGTACCCTGTGCAGCTTCTGCTGCTCTTCTTATGAATCTTTGTAGACCCATATCAAGAGCTTCTACTTTTACACCTGTTTGCTCTGCAGCAAATCGCATAGCTTGTAAAAATTCAACCTCTATACCTAGCTTAGAAGCTGTTTTACCTAGCTTATCCATAAAGTCTACATTAACCTTAACTAATGCAGCTAAAGCAGTTGCAGAAGCAGTAGCAGCTAATCCTACCTTAGCTATACCCATACTAGCTTTACCAGCTACAGAGCCAACACCTTTAAGACCTTTAGTAACCTTATCAAATGCTGCTTTGGTTTTATCAACTGCGGTTAATTCAAACTTTACTTTTTTATTTGCCATGTTGTCTTTTCTCTTCAGCTAACTCTAAGTAAGCTATCCATCCTTGATATTCTTGGACACTAATTTGTTGGAGTTCCTCTAAGGTCTTTCCAAGTTTTTCAGCTAGTGCATATTGCACATATAAATTAGTATCCTTTATTAGTTTTTTTTCGTTTCCTCAATGGGTTCTTGACCCATAATTTTTGTAGCAACGCTTACTAATACTTCTCTATCAACGCTATTTAATAAGGCATTTTTATCACCTAAATCAAATAACTTATCTCCATTCTCATCTAATGCTTTGTATATAAGAACATAAGCCATCATCGTTAAATCATCTTCTTTACTCATTTTATAAAGTTTAGAAGTTTCAGCTAACGTCAATGGCTTACTGAATATTCTTAGAGGTTTATCATCTTCACCCCATTCAGGCACTTCGATTACTTTGACATCTTGCTCTGCAAAATGCTTTTTTGCGTTATCTATTACTGACATCGTCTTATACTGTTGTTGATGTCAATGCACCAGTACCTTGTACTGAAACACTTGCTTCAACCAATCCATCAAATGATGCACTTCTTGAAACACCAGTAACAATAGCTGTGCCAGTATAATAAGTATCACCTGCTGTATCGCCTTCAGGATATACATTAAGTGTTACTTCTGAGCCAATAGTTAAAGCACCTTGACCTGAAGTATCAGTCTCATCCCAAAATACATCTAAACTTCCTGAGAAAGAAGTCAATGATGATTTATAAGTTCTAGCAGAATCACCCATTGAAGTATCTTCTAAAGTATCAGCAGATTCTTCGATTGAGTAAGACCTAATTTCAGCTACAGCATTTGAACCGACTTTAACAGTTCCTTCACTTCCTTTATGTGTTGCCATTTTCTACCTCGTCTTTCGACTTTTTCTTAGAAGAAGATTTAATTTTGTCTTTCGACTGGACTGCTTCTTCTTTCCAACCCATATTCTTTAATGACTCAACTTTTGAGGGATGAGCTATTATAGAAACTTTACCATTTGGACTAATTAATTTCATAATTATCTCCTATTATACTGCTACATCAGGATTAGTTTCCTGAACATAGTAATTAGTTAAAAAGGTTAAACTCACATATCCTAGTGGTTTTTCACCTTCACCATTAAACTCTATTTCAGTTGATTCAAGGTAAGTGTCTTTTGCCTTACCATCAAGAGTCCTGTCAGCAGCTATTGCTTTTTCAACTTCTTTACTTATTGTATCAATCGTATCATCAAAGTCACTAGTGGCTTTTGCATATCCTTCTACCACTACTGATAATTCTCTACTCATAACTCTGTCAGTACCTATAACAATAGGTTCTGATGTTTCTGACTTTGTATATATAACCAATGCTGGTAACTTAGAGTTTTCTATTGGATAGATTCTTGATTCATAGACATTAGAACCAGTTGTTGATAATCCAGTTAAAGTAGTACCAAAATATTCTCGTATTTGTTGTCTTATATGATTTGCCACTATATTTCCTCTAACATTAAAACAGTGAATCCTGTTCTGTCTTTTTGCACATTAACTATTGTATAGTCTTGTGCTGCTTTTAATATATTCCCATTCGTATCTTTTATAGCACTGGCGTTCAAAGTATCTCCATAAGATACATTTGGAATATCTATACTTCTACAAGTTGCCATTGGTTTAAGTGCTTCTACACCAACTCCTAAATCTTGCTCAACATATTCATTATTTAAAATGATTACAATATTAGAAGATGTGCCATTCCTTGTATAAACAGCATCAATTCCATGACCATACTCGGCATCAAGATAACCTAACATATCTTCTTCAGTTTCAAGCATGAATTGAGACATTATTCTTCCTCTAAAACCAATGAAATTAAACCTGTATTATCAGGCTCTACTGTTTGAATTGTGAAAAATGTTTGCGGAACTAAAGTGTTCCCTTTGTTTGTAGTAATTGCATTTACTAAAAGTCTATCTCCTTGAGATATATGCGGTGCATCAGATGATTTTATTATTGCTCTTGGTTGAAATCCATCCACATCAACAGTACCTCCACCTATAGCAAAATACTCTTGGTCTATTATTAAATTTATAGGATAAGAATCACCTGAATCAATATCATACCAAGTATCAATCAATCTTAATCTTGAATCCCATAAAGCACTTTGAACTTCAATAAAAAAACCACTAACACCATGCCCTGTTGTGGTATCTACATAAGAATTAAAGTCTAAAGCACTCTCTAACGGCATGATTTATTTTTTAGCTCTAGTTTTAGTAGCTTTTACTTTAGAAGTTTTTAAGCCTACGCTTCTATCTTCTTTTTTGGCTTTAGGTTTTGCTACATGAACCTCTGCTTTCTTATAAGAGCAAAGTTCACGTCCAATGTATTCAGGCAATTCAACAACATCACCTGCATGTACCTTTTTACCATCTGCGATTGTATCGCTTGTTATTAAGTATTTTTTCATATTTAAGTTGGGGGTATTACTACCCCCATTCCATTTAAGCATCAGTTAATTAGTCTGAAGATTTACAGAAAGATACTGCGTGTCTTACAGCAGTGTCAACAGTTTGTAGAGCAACAATTCTTACTCCACCTGATTGACTTAAGCTATAAGCATCTACAGTTATATCTAATCCGCCATACATACCAATTAATAAGTCTGCAAAGTTACCAAAGTAGAAATCACCACTTGTTACTTGATTACTTCTGATTACATCATAACCATTCATAGTGTTATCAGGAGATACAACAAACTGAGCAGTACCAGTAGCCTTTTCAGTTGTTTTCAAAGTACCAAAGTCAGCAGGTCTACAAATGTAGCTTAAAGAACCAGCTAATGCGTTTTCAGCAGCAACAGCAGATTCCATAGCAACAATCTCAGCCCATGTTGGGTTAGCAGCAGCAAAAGTAGTAGTGTTAATACCTGAAGTATTAGCAATACCTGTAGGCTGACCACTTGAACCTGAACCAGCTAAAGCACCTAAATCAATAGCAGTAGCTATAGATTTTGTTAAGTCATCTCTGATTAAATTCTCAACATCTAATGAAGATTGTTGTAGTAATAATCTAGTTACATCTGTATGTGCACCAACTACTTTAGGTGACATAGTAACTGAACCAACTTCTAGCTGTTCAGAAGCTGAAGTACCACCTTCAGTAGCAATCCAACCTGCTGCAGCAGTAGCAGTTTTCTTAGGTATTACAACATTGCCTTGTAATCCTCTAAGCATAGTAGCACCAGCTCTCATTACTGAAGACTCATTTCTGAGAATATCAATAAAATCTGAGCCTTTGTAATCTTCAGCAACTAGACCAGCATTATCAGTCACGTCAGCATCCCTTTTACCCCAGTTGCTTAGAACTTCAGCAGGTAGCATGATACCTTGAGCATCTTTACCATATTGTCTAGCAGCTTCAGCAGAACATTCAAATTCAAATGCAGCTTCTTCTTGTGCTCTTCTATCGCTTGGATTAGCCATAGCTCGAATAGCTCTTACTAGGCTAAATTCCCTTACTTCTTCTTTAGTCATGCCGATTTCTGAAGGAGTTTCTAGTGGAGTGTTGTTAGAAATATTTTCTAGCAATACGCCTCTAAATTCTTCAACAGAGATACCATCAGCAATCGCTTTGTCAGCTAAATCTCTTTTATTGTGTCTAGCTGCTAAATCTATAATCTCTTTTGAGTTTCTTTTAAATTCAGCTTTAGCTTCATCAATAGTTTGAGTTCTAACTTCGTCAAGATTAATATCTTTATTTTCCATTGTTATTACCTCTATATTGTTAATATTTTGTTTATCTTTAGAACGACCAACTCCAACAAGTCTTGACTGGTCAGCAGGAACGGATACAGAAGAAACTTCCATAGGTGTCCATTGAGCTTTATAGTAATTCTCATCATCTTTGTTCATTCTAGTTAATTTATCGACTCTGTAGCCAACTGAAATGTTCATACGTATACCATCAGCCACATCTTCAAATATTTCTTGAGCTAAAGCAGATTTACCAAACCTAACTACAGCAGTTGTCCTTTTTGCTGTCTCATCTAATTTGAATTCTTCAATTACACCAATTTGCTTTTCCATGTCATGGTCAAGTAATAATGGTGCTCTTCCTGAGTTTATAAACTCCATGTTTATATCATCAGCAGAATGTCCTAGTACTTCCATACCAAAACTTCTTTCAACTGGCTCTTCACTAGAAACACCAACTCTAACCCTTCTGCTTTCTTCATCAATGTAAGAAGCCTTAGATAAATCAATAGTTCTATATTTCATAGGCATATCAATCACTTTTCTTTCTTCTTCATCTGATTCAAGCATAGAGACTTCATCAGTTGTTTCTACTTCATCACCTTCATGTTCTACATCCTCATGCTTCGCAAATTCAACAATAACTTTATCGTCTGTTTCACTAACATTGAGGATATGTCTATCAGTTTTATCCATAGTTTTCTCCTCTTCATTTGTTAATAAAGGATGTTTTTCTGATTCTTGCGAATCAAAACTTGTTTGTCTTTCATCTTCTTTCTTCATTTGTTCTACTAATCTTTTTGACCAAGAATAACCTGCATCACCACCCCATAATGCCCAAGCTATTCTGCCATTTGAAGGGTAGCCTTCTTCACCTTGTTTAAATCCTTCAGCTTGTTTGTCTACTTCATGCCTACTGAAGAAGCTATACATTCTTTTGATAGTTTCATCAGATAGATTTTCACCAGCTACTATTTGTCTTGCTCTTATAGCACCTACCCTAGTACCACCTCTACCATACTCTTCACGCCAATCTAAACCTCTCTGAGCTTCTTCTTTCATGCCCTGAGTAGGATTACTCATCTTCGTTATCTCCGCCTTGTATATTGGCTTCTACTGGCAATTTAGAACCAAATGGTTGATAGGCTAGTTCAATACCATATTGTTTAGCTAGTTCTATCTCTTTTTGATGTTGTTCAAATAATTCTTCAGTATCCCTACCATAAGCTGCAGCAATATCTGAATAGCTTATTGTTCCATTTTGTAAGCCGAGTACGTTTGACTGCATTTCTTTCAATGGGTCAATCCAAGCAAAACTTCTAGGTATGAAGTTTACTGAGTTGGAGAATTTATCAAACTTACCCATTGGTAGATTGATGTAACCTGTAGATATAGACATCTCTAACCAAGATTGAAATACTGGGTTCACAAAATGCTCAATAACAAATTGTTGATATATCTGATACATAGACCTATCTTCCAAAGCACCTTGCCTGATACTAGAGTAATTAACTGAAGTTAAGTCGTTAGATAATGAGTGGTAAGAAATATTTAAACCTGATGCAATACTTCTTAGTACACTTGTTGTAAATGAATCAAAAGCAGATGTTGGGTGTGTAGGGTCAAATGCTTTGAAGTCCATACCTTGAGGTAATTGTTCAAATACACCAGCTTGTGCATTCATTGTTGGATTAAAGGTATCTTCGTATTCACCATCACCAACATATCCATCACCATCAGGTGAAGTAAAGAAACCCATTTTAGATGCACCAACTCTAGCTGCAACTATTTCTGCTTCTAAATAACCATTTAACATCTTCACATTAGCCATTGCTGTAGCAACCAAAGAAACACCTCTAGTTTGTTCTGCTCTAGTAGGTAGGTAAGCATGGATAATCTCATCAGCAGGAACTCTAATGTGTTGTGCTTGAGCTAAGTAAACCCTATCGTATGGATGGTCTTTGTATAAGTGATATGCCACTGGCTTATCATATTTATCTACCTCAACACCCATCTTGATACGATTACCTGTGGCTTTATAGACATCGTTTTTGTTCTCATCTAAGTGG